GGACTCCCACACCATAGGGGGGTTTGTACAGCAACCTAGCGAAACGATCGAGATGCTGCTGTTTCATACCTTAGAATCAATTTAAACACATAAATAGGAGATGTACTACCATGATGGGTAAAGGCACATATAAAGCACCAGCTAAGAAGAACAAAAAGAAAACAAAGAAGAAGATGAAGAAGTCTACTAAGAAGATGATGAAGAAGGGTATGCTATACTAATGCTTACTAAGAAACAAACAGCTCTTATGAAGAAACATAAGGTGCATCATAGCTCAAAGCACATGGCATCTATGAAGAAAGCTATGCTAGCTGGTAAGACATTCACCCAAGCACACAAACTTGCACAGAAAAAAGTAGGTAAGTAGTGGCTAAGAGTACCGTTAATAAGGCTGGGAACTATACTAAGCCTGCTATGCGGAAACGAATCTTTAGTCGGATCAAATCTGGCACTAAGGGGGGTAAGGCTGGACAGTGGTCTGCACGTAAAGCGCAGATGTTAGCCAAGTCTTACAAAAAAGCTGGTGGTGGCTACAAGTAATGGCACTGAAGAAGTCACAAAAGTCCTTGAAAGACTGGACTAAACAGAAATGGCGTACCAAATCAGGTAAACCTTCTGCTAAGACAGGGGAGCGGTACCTACCAGACAAGGCAATCAAGGCTTTATCTAGTAAAGAGTACGCTGCAACTACCAAAGCTAAGCGTAAAGGTACTAAGAAGGGTAAGCAACACGTTAAACAACCTAAGAATATTGCTAAGAAAGTAAGGAAGTACAGATAATGGCTAAGACTGCAGCATGGACCAGGAAAGAAGGCAAGAATCCCAAGGGGGGTTTGAATGCTAAAGGTCGTGCATCTTACAATAAGGGTAAAACTAAGACAGGTAAGAAGCGTAACCTCAAAGCACCTAGCAAAAAGGTAGGTAATCCGAGACGAGCTTCCTTCTGTGCTAGAATGAAGGGTATGAAAAAGAAACTAACCTCTGCTAAGACTGCAAGAGATCCCAACTCAAGGATTAATAAATCCCTTCGAGCTTGGAACTGTTAACAACAAGGAAAGATTATGACATCACCACTACGATTACTATTAAAAGACAGAACTAAAGACGCACAGATTATAGATGGTAAGATATTTGCACCTGGCTCTAAGTTTGATGGACTCAAAGCTACTGAATCTAACTTAATGAAAGCATTAGATAATAAAGGTGGTAAAGAAACTAACGTACAAGACTATGTTGTTACACCTAATGCAGGTGAACAGATTATGCCTGATGGAACTCCACTACCTATGACTGATCCTAGGTATGGTAAGCTACCACCTGGTACAGGAACTGGCGGTATTCAAACAGGACCAGGATATATACCACCAACAGACCAGATTATGCAAGACGGTTCACGTATGAAACCTGATAATGAGATGTATAATCAAACACCTGGTAAACAATCAGGTCTACTTAATAAAGGTCAAAGAGAACAAGTATTAGCAATGGCAACTTTAAGTCAGTTAGGATTAGTATAATGGCTCATGGTGGAAAAAGACTAGGATCTGGCAGACCTAAAGGTATTAAAGCTGGTACAAAGAAAGAACGCTTAGATGCATCATTAGGTAAAGGACAGACTACGCCTTTAAAGTATATGCTTAATCTCTTGAATAATCCTCAAGTATCTGTAGAAAAGAAGATGTGGGCTGCTAAAGAAGCTGCACCATTTGTACATTCAAAGCTATCATCTGTTAATCAGACTGTATCTGGGAATGATGATAAACCAATCACCGTTCAAATAGGATGGCGTAAGAAAAAGGATTAATGGAAGTAACCATACCGTATGAACCTCGACCTTTACAGGAAAAGATTCATAACGAATTAAAAAGATTTAATGTCATCTGCTGTCATAGGCGGTTTGGCAAGACGGTATTCGCAATCAATCATTTAATTATGACTGCATGTGAGATACCAAACGCAAGATTGGCGTACATCGCACCAACTTATCGACAGGGTAAAGCAGTCGCTTACGACTATTTAAAAGAATATACAGACCCGTTAATGAAACTTGGTGGTAAACGCCACGAAACCGAACTGAAGGTTGATCTATGGAATGGATCACGTATACAAATCTTCGGCTCGGACAATCCAGATGCACTTAGAGGTTTAGGCTTTGATGGTGTATGCATGGATGAGTTTGCTCTAATGTCACCTAGAGTGTGGACTGAGGTTGTTAGACCTGCAGTATCAGACAAGCTAGGCTATGTTATCTTTATTGGTACACCCATGGGACATAATCAGTTCTGGGATGTATATGATCTAGCTATACGTAGAGGTGGAGATTGGTATGGACAATTATACCGAGCATCTGAAACAGAAATTATTGGAGCTGAAGAATTAGAAGAAGCTAGGCTTACAATGCCAAGCGATCAATACGAGCAGGAATTTGAATGTAGCTTTCAAGCTGCAGTGTCAGGTGCATTTTATGGAAAACAAATTCAGAAGGCTGAGAAAGAAAATAGAATTACTGATGTTGAATATGATGCTACTGTTGATGTAGAAACCTGGTGGGATTTAGGTATAGGTGATTCAACTTCTATTTGGTTTGCACAACGCATTGGTAAAGAGATTAGATTAATAGATTACTATGAAACATCTGGTGAATCTTTATCGCACTATGCAAATGTATTAGAAGAAAAAGGTTATAAGTATGGTCGACATGTTGGACCACATGATATAACTACAAGAGAACTAGGTACAGGCAAATCAAGACTTGAAGTTGCTTATGAACTAGGTATAGATTTTGAGGTGTGTCCTCGACTAGCAGTTGATCACGGTATCGAAGCTGTAAGAAATAACTTAGATAACTGTTGGTTTGATAAAAATAAATGTAAATATGGTATTGATTGTTTGCGACAATACCGTAAACAGTTTGATGATAAGATGCAGACTTTTAAAAATAAACCTCTACATGACTGGGCTTCACACGCAGCAGATAGTTTTAGATATGGTTGTTCCGTTGACGGACCAACTAGAACTGACTGGGATAAGCCTATGATCGTAGACACTAGATATATAGTTTAAGGAACAATATGGCAAAAGGTAAACCACTAGACGATTATAACATATCAGGCATTCTTGGAGATCATATTAAGAATAGCTATGGTTTTTATGAATCAGAGTTAACAGACTCAAGACGCAAAGCTAATGAATATTACTTTGGTGAAGGGTTTGGTAATGAAGTAGAAGGCAGATCACAAGTAGTATCTACTGATGTTGCCGATACTATTGAGTCTATATTACCACCACTACTAAGAATTTTTACTGCATCAGATAATATTGTAAAAGTTGAACCTGTTACTCAAGAAGATATAGGTATTGCAGAACAAGCTACTGATTATTTAAATCATATCTTTAACAAAGATAACGATGGCTTTACTACTTTATATACAATGTTTAAAGATGCATTGCTTATGAAGAATGGTATATGCAAAGTATACTGGGATGATTCTACTAAGGTTGATAGAGAAACATATCAGCAATTATCTGAAGATGAGTTTACAATGCTTATTGATGAAGATGGTGTTGAAGTATTAGAACATACTGAGTACAAAGATAAATCATTTATTAAAGAAAAAGAAAAACAAGAAGCTCAGTTAAATGAATTACCTGACATGCCACAAACTCTTATGATGCAAGAGGAGCTTAATAAAATTAAACCTCCTATGCTACATGATGTTGTTATAAGTAGAACAGAAACATTTGGTAAAGTTAAAATAGAACCAATACCACCAGAAGAATTTCTAATTGAAAGACAAGCTAAGTCTTTAAAAGATGCTAAGTTTATATGCCATAAGGTTCCTACTACTCGTAGTGAATTAATTGAAATGGGATTTGATCATGACAAAGTTTACAACTTACCTATTGAAAACAAAGAACAGTATAACTCTGAAAGATCTGTAAGATATAAAAACATAGATGATGATTACGATAGAACTGTAGGTGATACATCTACAGAAGAAGTTATTGTTTATGAATCATACATTAAGATGGATATGGATGGTACTGGTGTTGCTGAACTAAGAAAGATTACTAGTGCAGGCGAAGGTGGTTATACTATCCTTGATAATGTACCTGTAGATTCACATCCATTCTGTTCTATTACTCCTATTATAGTACCACATAGATTCTATGGTAGATCAGTTTCAGAACTAGTAGAAGATATTCAGTTAATTAAATCTACTGTTATGCGTCAAGTACTTGATAACATGTACTTAACTAACAACAATAGAGTTGCAGTAATGGATGGTCAGGTTAATCTTGATGATCTATTAACTAATCGACCAGGCGGAATTGTAAGAACTAAAGGCGCACCTAATCAAGTTATGATGCCATTACAAAACCAAACATTAACTAATCAAGCGTTTCCATTGTTATCATACTTAGATACTATTAAAGAAGAACGTAGTGGTATTACTAAGTATAACCAAGGTATGGATACCGATACATTAAATAAAACTGCATCAGGTATTAATACTATTCTTTCTCAATCACAAATGCGATTAGAGTTAATTGCTAGAGTATTTGCTGAGACAGGTGTTAAAGATATATTTAAAAAGATGTTTGAACTAGTAGTTAAGTATCAAGACAAAGAGAGAATTATTAAAGTTAATAGTAATTTCATACCTATGAATCCTATGGAATGGAGAGATAGATGTAATGTTACTATTCATGTTGGACTTGGTACAGGATCTAGAGATCAACAACTTGGTATACTTAATGCTATACTTAGACAACAAATAGAAGCTATTAAATTACAAGGTTCACCAGCTGGACCAATAGTAAACTTAGAAAATATTTACAATACTCTTTCTCGTATCATTGAGAATGCAGGACTTAAAGATGTTAGTTCATACTTTACTGATCCTAAAACTGGTATGCAAAACATGCCACCTCAACAGCCTAAAGAACCTAGTGAGTTTGAAAAAGTATCTCAGATACAAACTCAACAGAAAGCTGCTGAAGCTCAAATGCAATATGAAAATAGAATGCGTGAGATAGAATTAAGATATCAAAAAATGATGCTTGACTTCGAAGCTAAAATCAAAGAACTTGAAATGAAGTACGAGTCTGACATAGATGAGAAAGCTATTAAGCGAGAAGCAATGGATATGAAAGGTATTTCAGAATCCAATAAAACAATGCTTGATGCTGCAACTAAACAGCTCTTACAACCGCAACAACCACAAGGAATGAGAGTAGATATAGATGTCGAACCTGGATCTGGAGAGTAGTAGAGGCTCAAGAGCAAAATCAATTTTAGAAGATGAGTTGTTTGTAGAGACTATTGAAAGTCTTAAACAATCTTATACTGAAGCAATATTTCAAACAGGACCAAATGATGAACTTGCAAGAACAAAGATCTATCTTGCATATCAAATTTTAGGTAAGTTTGAGAACCATTTCCGTACTACTATGGAAACTGGACAACTTGCTAGTAAGCAACTAGATGAGCTACGCAAGAACAAATAGCACCACCCGTTATGGAGTGCTTTAAATAACACCAACCACAAAGGAGTGTACACATGGCTGATCAAAGCACAAATGTATTAGATGCTGCAAAGACCTTATCAGGTTTGATGCAGGGTCAATCTGAACCAGCACCTGCTGAGACAGAAGAAACAACTGAAGAAGTTGTAGAAGAACCAACAACCGATGATATACCTGTAGAGGATATTGAAGAAGTTGAGGTAGCTGAAGCTACAGATGACGCTGAACAAGATATTGACGAAAGTCCAGAGGAGCCTTCATATACCGTTAAAGTAGACGGTAGCGAATTGACGGTGACCCTTGATGAACTACTTCGAGGGTATCAGAGAGAAGCAGATTACACACGCAAAACATCAGAACTATCTTTAGAGAAATCAAAGTACAATGATCTAATGCAACAATCTCAAAGTGAGATTAATAACAAATTGTCTAAACTTACTGAACTAACAACCATGGCTCAAACAGAGCTACAAGCTGAGTATAGTAACATTAATTTTGAAAAACTTTATGATGACGATCCAACTGAAGCTGCACGACTAGAGCATAAGATGCGTAAACGTGCAGAGAATCTAGGTAGAATACAGGAAGAAACTAAAGCTAATCAAGCACATGAGTTTCAAAAATATCTACAAGAACAACAAAACAAAGTTGTTTCTTTAGTACCTGAGTTCAATGATCCTGATAAAGCTGGTAAACTTAAAACTGATATGCGTAAGTATTTATCTGGTTTAGGTTATGGCGATCAAGAGATCAATAGTGTTTATGATGCAAGACAAGTCTTGTTAATTAAAGATGCTATGACTTATGATAAGTTGAGAAAATCAAATCCAAAAGTTATGAAGAAAGTTGCTTCTGCTCCCAAGGTTTTAAAATCTGGTAGTCCAAAAACTAAATCAGATCAAAACAATAAGACTAGACGAGACAAACTAAATCGTCTGCGAAAATCAGGATCAACAAGAGATGCTGCAAATATTTTCAAAGACTTTCTTTAAACTAATATAAGGAGTCCTTAAATGGCACAACCAACAAACTTGTACGATACGTACGACACGACTGGTATTAGAGAAGATTTAGTAGATGTAATTTATAATATATCTCCTGAAGATACTCCAATACTTTCTGCAATCCCAAGAGCGATTGCTAAACAAACTAAACACGAATGGCAAACAGACGCATTAGCTGCACCTGCTGCTAATGCTGTAATTGAAGGTGATGACGCTACTATAGATGCACTAGTTGCAACTGCTAGAGAAAGCAATTTCACACAAATTATGGATAAAGCTATTGCTGTATCTGGTACGCAATCATCTGTTGATGCTGCTGGTAGAGCTGACGAAATGGCTTATCAAATTGCTAAGAAATCAAAAGAACTTAAAAAAGATATGGAGCTTGCTCTTTCATCTGCTACATTAGCTGCAGTAGGAACTGCGTCTGGTGCAAGAACTTTTGGTGGATTACAATGTTGGATTGAAAGCAACGGATCTGCTGGAACTAACGGAACATTATCTACTGGTAATGGTACTGATGCACCTGGTGCAGGAACTAACAGAGCTTTAACTGAAGCAATCCTAAAAACTACTATCGAAGAAGTTTACACAAATGGCGGAGATCTAGATGTTCTAGTTGTTCCACCTAAAGTTAAACAAACAATTTCTGGATTCATTGGATCTACATCTACACCTAGATTTAGTAACAGTGGTGACAGAACTTTTGATGCGGCTATTGACGTATATGCATCAGACTTCGGTTCACTTCAAATCGTACCTAACAGAACTATGGCTGGATTAGAAACTTGTTTCTTATTACAAACAGACATGGCTGCTGCCGCTTACCTAAGAGATTTCCAAGTGAATGATCTTGCTAAGACTGGTGACTCAGAGAAGAAACAACTACTTGTTGAATTTACTCTAGAAGTTAGAAATGAAAAAGCTCACGGTATCATTCTTGATATTA